CCTACAAGAAGGGCGTGAAGATCGCCCCGAAGTGCTGGTCGAGCGACACCAACGTGCCGGACGCCGACGTCGAGACCCCCGTCGCAAAGACCTGTGCCGAGTGCCCGATGAGCGCCAAGAACTCCAGCCCGAACGGGCAGGGGACGGCGTGTCGGATCTCGTGGCGCACGGCGGTGGTGCTGCCGAACGACCCGTCCGGCGACGTCATGCAGTTGGTGCTGCCCGCCGCCTCGTGCTTCGGCAAGGAGGAAGCCGGGCGCTGGCCGTTCCGCCCGTACGTCCAGATGCTGGCGAGCAACAACATCAGTGTGGGCCGCGTCATCACCAAGATGCAGTTCGACACGGCGTCGTCGGCGCCGAAGCTGCTGTTCTCCCCGGTCGGCGTGGTTCCGCCAGATGTTGTACCGGTGATCAAGGAGCAGGCGACTTCCACGGCCGCGCTGAACGCTGTTAAGCTCAGCGTCTACAAGCCGAAGGAGGGCATGCTCGGCGAGGGTGAGGCCGACGACGGCGAGCAAGGGGCACAGGACCAGCAGTCCGTACAGGTAGCCCCGGAGCCGACGAAGGTTGAGCCGGCAGCCGCTACCCCCGAGGCTGAACCCACCAAGACCCCTGAGCCGACGGTGCGGGCAAGCAAGAAGAGCGAAACGCCCGCCTCGCCGGACCTTGGTGCCGTCATGGCCAAGTGGGCCAAGAAGTGAGGTAGACGATGTCTCGCCAATACAGCAGCAAGTTCTTGGCTGACTTGTATGCCAGCGATTCGAACTCGCTGGGGGTCCGGCTTGCCCGGGTCTGCGTCGAGGCCAAGCTGCCGGCTGCTTACGTTGCCGTGGCTCTGGAGACGACCCGCACGACCGTGTACGGGTGGTTCAGGGGGCAGGGTATTCGTGAAGGCAAGTGGCAACTGGTCGAGACGTTCATCGACGTAGTCAAGACTGACATGGCCAACGGGTTGCTACCAGCGAAGAACGCCAAAGAAGCGAAGAAATACTTCGAACAGATGCTGGGGGTTCCCCTGTAGGTCGCGACTACTTTCTGACAACCATGGCGGGTGACCTCACCCGCCATTTTTTTCTCTGTGGGCATGGAAACTCTATACCGGACCATCTTGCCCGCGCAGGGTACGTACTGCGTAAGTGGCATAGCTAAGACAGGGAGGATCGTTAATAGGTTTGCAGAGAGTGTTGACGCGGTATTCGATCTCGTTAATGAACTCCGGGGGGAGTGGAATGTCTTCGTTGCCCCGAATTCCTTCGACGGGTCCAGCCGCCGGGCAGACAACGCTCTGTTCAGCAAATCCTTCTTTATCGATCTTGACGTTGGCGATAGCAATAAGAAGTATCAATCGAAAGAGGCCGCCTGTGAAGCGCTAGACAAGTTCCTCGACGCAACCGGACTACCCCCGCCGTTCTTGGTCGATACGGGTGGGGGCCTGCATGCTTACTGGCCACAAGACCGCGATGTCCCTATTGCGGAATGGCGGATCTACGCAGGTCGGTTTAAAGACCTCTGCACGAAGCATGGACTGCTCATCGACATGGCAGTCACGGCAGACGCAGCCCGCATCATGCGGGCGCCCGGTACCCTCAACTATAAGTTCGATCCGCCACGTGAGACGAAAGTCCTCATGGTGGTGCCGGCTTACGACTACGATCTTTTCCGGGAATTCTTCGGGGAGGTCGAGCCGGGCCTGCGGGAGATCCTCGCCACCGCTGAGCGCGGGGTGGATCCGGATGTCTACGACCATTCTCAATTCGCGAATTACGAATACGACTTCTCCGTAATCGCGACGCATAGCTTGCAGGGCAACGGCTGCGCCCAGATCGCAAACGTCCTGATAAACGCCAAGACCATCGAGGAACCGCTGTGGCGGGCTGCCCTCTCGGTGGCGATGCGCTGTGTCGATGCGGACCCCGCCATCTACCGGATGTCCGAGGACTATGATGGGTATAGCCCACAGGAGACGCTACGCAAGGCGGGCGAGACCCTCAACGCCACGTGGGCATATAGCTGCAAGAAGTTCGCTGACCTGAACCCGGCCGGGTGTCAGGGGTGCCGGTTCGCGGGCAAGATCCCCTCGCCGACCCATCTCGGGCAGCGGGTGAAGGCACTGCCCCCGGTACCGGAAGCGCCCAGCGAGGCCGAGGCGGAACAGGAAGACGAAACGCTTGCCCTGTTCTTCGACGTCTTCCGCAAGAATAAACTTCAGCCATTTAGTCGGGGCGTCAACGGCGGGATCTACTACACCCCGCCACCACAGGTGCAGAAGGACGGCACCACGCTGCCAGCGAAGCCAGTTCTGATCCTGAAGCATGACCTGTACCCCGTGAAGCGGATGTACAGCAAGGCGACGGGCGGGGCGCTGCTCGTGCGCTACCGGCTGCCCAAGGACCCTCAACGGGAGTTCCCGATCCCGTCGAAGATCTTCCACGCCACTGACAAATTCCGGGAGTTGCTCGGCCAGTACGAGGTATCTTTTCCTATCGAAGCGACTCAATTAGTCATGAAATATATCACAAAGTGGAACGACTACTTGATCGACGCCAGCACGGCGGCCAACGTGCGCACCCAGATGGGGTGGACCGAGGAGATGGATGGTTTCGTCATCGGGGCCAGCGAGTATCGAAAGACCGGCGAGATCATCACTACGCCAGCCGCGCCCAACGTCAGGAACATCGCCCCGCTGCTCCGGGCATCGGGGGAGTACGGCATGTGGCGGGCTGCCATGGACGAACTGAACACGCCCAGTCTGGAACCCCATGCCTTCGCCGTCTTCTGCGGCTTCGGCTCGCCACTCATGGCCTATACAACTACTCCGGGTGTCACGGTCTGCTACACCGGCCGGACCGGCTTCGGCAAGTCGGGTGCGCTGTATGCGGCGCTGAGTCTCTTCGGGCAGCCCCGGGACCTGTCGCTCATGGACCAGAGCGCCACGGAGAACTCGCTGATTGGCCGATACCTCGTCTACAAGAACATCCTGTTCGGACTGGATGAGGTGCAGGGGATGACGGCCACGGCGCTGGGTAACACCATCCACCGAGTCTCGCAGGGCAAGCCGAAGCTGCGCATGCAGTCGTCGGTGAACGCGGAGCGCGAGATCGAGGCGTCAGCCTCGCTGATCATGTTTATGACAACCAATCGTGATCTTAGCGAGGTCATGAAAGAGATCCGGGCCATGCCGGATGGTGAGGCTGCACGTTTTGTTCAGATAACGTTGCAAAAGCCGCAAGCGTTCGAAGACGACCCCCTCATGGGGCGCCGGGTCTTCAACGTCTTCCACGAACACTTCGGTCATGCTGGTCCAGCCTATATACAACATCTATTCAAGGTTGGGGACGACGAGATCCGGAAGCGCATCAGCCGGTGGGGCAAGCGCTTTGCCGACATCTTCGGGCGAGATACCTCGTTCCGGTTCTACGAGAACCTGATCGCCGCGTCGTTTGCCGGGGCTGAGCTAGCCTGCGAGGCGGGCATCGTGGCCTTCGACCTCGACCGAGTGTTCCACTGGATCATGGAACAGATGGTCAAGATGCATGAGACCTATCGAATCGAGAACGTGGATTACGAAGAGATCCTTGCCGACTTCCTCAACGACCACCACTCCCGGTTCCTGATCGTCCGGGACAAGCAGATTGTCACCGAACCCCGGGGCGAACTGATCGGGCGCTGCGAGATACACAATCAGATACGCTATGTATCAACGATTGCACTGAGACGGCACCTGTCGAAGCTTGGGGTCAATACCAAGGATTTTGCAGTTAACCTCATGAAGAAGGGGATCATCAAGGCGACAACCAAGAAACGTCTGGGCGCTGGCTGGCCCGGCGGCGCGGATATCGGTGCAGTGGCAGCCTACGAACTGCACTGGCAGGTACCTGACGATGTCCTCGACAAGTCTTGACCCGAGAGACATGGAAGAACCCGAGTGGGTCTTCCCGTTCAACTTCATGAAGCAGGGGGATAGTTTCTTTATCCCAAGCGTACGCCCAGCGATCATGCTCACCAAGGCGATCAACGCGGCCCGCAAGGAGGGCTACACGGCCCGGGGCTTCGTCACGCGTGAGAATGGTCTGCTGGGCGTACGGGTCTGGCTGTTACTTTTCAGGTAGATAGCGGTTCTGGTCGGCCATGTAGGCTCGATAGACAGTCACAAACGAACCCTTCAGGCGGTTCAGCCGCTTTTCTTCCTGCCGGATTAACTCCTTGCGCATACCCGGCGTCATCTCACCAAGCTTGCCGTCGCGGATTTTGTTCATGGTCTCCCGAACTTGGTCGATCTGTGTCTTGTACGCCTTATAAGCATCCACGATGTCCAAACTGCGTGGGTTCGACACGAGATAGTCGGCGTAGCGGATCGGGTCCTTCAGGTTCTGAAGTTTGGTGATCCGCTGCTGGAGGTCCATCACCTGACGCTCATAGCGAGCGAACTTCGTCGCGTCGGGGCTAGGCTGCCGACCAAAGAAGCCACTGAAGAGGATCGAGTCACGCTTCGGTTCGAAGTCCTTCTTATCCATCATCCACGCACTGAGACCGTAGACGCTGCTGACGCCGTTCACCAGACCAGACGCGTAGTTCGTCAGGAAGTAGTGATACAACTCAGGCTCGATGTCGATGGCGTTGTCCTCCCCCGCTGCTTTGGCCGTGATCTCCTCGATGAACTGGGCGAGGTCGTTGTAGACCTCAGGCACGCGGTCAACCGCCCGGTAGGCGTCGCCATACTTGTTATGGCTGTTGGCCTTGTAGATCTCCTGTCCCAGACCATTAATGTTCACGAAGTACTCTACTAGCGGACGGGCGACCGTGGGTGATGCCGAATCAAGCAGCCACCATACAGACATCTCAGCAGCGGAGCGGTCGCTGGTACTGTCGAACGGGTTGAACTGGGCCACGGGCAGGGGGAGGTACGTGTCCGCACCGATAGACATGATGTTGCCCATCATCTGCCGACCGCCCTGATCCCCCGCAGCGAACGCAGCTACCTGAGCGCCCGACGACATCAACGCGCCGAGACCGAAACCCCACGGAATCTGGTAGAAGTCTTTCTCGTCATCACCGAACCCAAAGAAGGACATCGGGATGCGGAGATTCCGGGTCCACAGTTCCTTGTTGTCGTAAGCGACGGCGTTCCGCTCCTCGTCGTCTTCGCCGCCCATCATCCGGGCCATCATGTAGCTCATGAAGCCCATGGAGGCGAAGAGGACGCTGGTCATGGTCGCGTTCCGCTTCTGCTGCTTGATCTTCTTCATCGCCGCAGCCATAGCCACAGGGTCCTTCTGGACCTTCTCAGGCAGACGGTTCAGCAGCGTCGTCATGTCCGAGCGAAGCAGGGGGGCGATGGCGTCGAGGGTCCGGACCGCACCGGTCGCCGTCGGGCGGAAGAACATGAACAGGCTGCCCAGCGTCTTGCCGATCCGACCAACCTGTTCGAAGTTGATCAGGTTCTTGGTGTAGGCAGTGGCGTTCACTCGGGCAGCCGCCTCAGCCTCAGCCGGGGCGATGCCCTTGCCGATCAGTTCGCGCTTCACCTCGGACTTGTGGATGTCGTAGGCAGCGACGCGGGCCGACAACTCAAACATCATGGCCCAGTTATCGAAGAACTTGTCTAGCTGCTCGCGCTTGGCGGCGCGCAGCAGGTTCCCCAGCGCCCCCTTGCCCTTGCCGTACCGGTTGACGATCTCCTCGGGGAGCGCCTCGCGGGCGAAGGACTGGACGTAGGTAACGGCGCCACCCGACATCAGAAACTCGTAGGCACTCCGGTACTGGTAGGCGGTCTTCGGGTCGTTGGCGAGCTTTTCCAGCGTGGCGATGTCACCGTTCGCATAGAGCTTGGCTGCACGATGAGTGTGGACGAAACCCAGCCGGGCGACCCGGGCCGAGACGGCGCCCAGATACTTGAACCCAACCAGCGCACCCTTCTCGGCGCTCAGCACGCCCGCGTTGGTGAAGATGTCACGGACGAAGTTCTTCAGGCCGAAGGACAGGTTGAACCGGGTGAACTGCTTGCCGATGAAGGCCGTGGCCGCCCCCACCGCGCCGAAGAACGCCTGCACGAATTCATCGTCCTGCGAGTAAGCACGCTGGAGCATCTCCTTCTGCTCTTTCTTCGTGAGCGTGTAGACCTCGATGCTGCCGTCATCGTTGTAGTAGATGAACTTGTCGTTGCCGAGGGTGAGTTCCTTGGACAATTCCTTGGCGCGGTCGGAGAACTTGATCAGCTTCGGCTTGGTCTTCTCCTTCGACTCGATGTGCCCCTGCTGGATCGCGTTGCGAGTTGCCCCACGGGCCTCGGACTGGGCGACGCGCATAGCGGCGCGCACCGCGTCCATCTGGATCTGGATGACCGGCGGCGTACCTTCCTCGGTCCGACCGCTGAAGCCGACGGCGACCTCGTTCTTGAACTCGGGGCTGTAGCGAGGGCCACCGTAGTCCATCATCTGCTCGCGGGTGACGTTGCTGACGATGCCCTTGTAGGGCACGTAGTTCTCCCAGCCGTACAGCCGCTTGATGTTGGACACGCCTTGTGACCAGAAGTTGGCCTCGATGTTCAGGCGCTCGGTTTCATCCTGAATGCGTCGCATCGTCTTGATGGCGTCTTGAATGGCACCCTTGCCAACCCGCGTACCGTTCTTCAGGTACCCGTTATCATAGATATCCTTGAAGTCCTGATACTCATCCGGGTGGATGTCGCCGAACACCTGATACCGCTCGTTGTCGATGTTGATGATATCCGGGTCAACAGGCGCGGGCTTGCTCGATGCGTTCTTGCCGTAGTCCTCAAGGCTACGCCCCTCGGGCTTCAGGTACTTGCTGCCCGGCTCGGTGATCTTGTAGAGCAACGGGCGATACGTCTTCTCGATCAGGTCTTCGAACGCCTTCTTCTCCGCTGCGTTGGCGAAGGAGGTCTTGTTGTGCATCTTCTCCCAGATCATCTCCCGGAGAGTGGCAGCGCCCACCTTGGTCTTCTGGACCTTGCCCGTCTTGTCCACGGTGGTGATGCTGAAGACCTTGTTGTCGTCGTCCAGAGGCACGTTGAGGGCGAACAGCGTGCGGCGCCGCTCCTTGGCATGGAGCATCATCATGGTGCGGTCCACGAGAACCGCAGCCTCCTTGACGTCCATACCGGTCTCGGCCGAGAGCTTGCGCACCGCCTGTTCGAAGGCGGCGAAGTCCGGGTCGAATACCGAACTCACCAGCCGCCGGGCGATACCCGACGAGTTGGTGATGTGGTCCATGAAGTTGTTGAATGACTTCAGGGGGTCCGCGTTCCGGGTGTAGATCAGCAGATCAGACAGCCAAAGCTGCTGCTGCAACTCGTAGCCCAGCCGACGGTCATTCTGGACCTCGCGTACGAGTTTGCTATACGTGTCGTACTTGAACGTCGCCTGCCAGAACTGCCGGAAGGTCGGACGCTTTTTCAGGTACTTCCAGAAGACCTTGCTACCGTCAGCCAGAACCTGTCCTACCGTCCGCTTCGCTGGCGGCGGGGCCTTGAGTTTTTGCCCGGGAGTGTTCCGCTTGGCAGCGAGCGAGTAGGTCAGAGGGGCTTTCTGGTCCTCCTCCCGCCGGGCGATATTCTCAACCTGAATCTCGTTGATGGCGCCATCACTGGTCAACTGCTCAGTGATGCGGAGCGCCTCGGTCAGTTCCGTCTCGGCACCAGCCGGCAGGCCCAGCATCTCGCGGACCCACTTCACGAACGTGCCGAACAGCCCGTTCTTTGGGTTAGGGGACGGGAGACTCTCAAGGAACCGCTGGAAATTCGGGTCGCTCAGGGCATAGGGCAGGACTTCGTCCGGCAACTTGTGGAAGCCTCCGGCACGCTTCTTCTTGAAGATGCCGCTCGCTGCATCCTCGATCCCAAATTCCTTGATCGCCTCAGGTGTCATCGCTTTCATGACGCGATCAGCGAAGTCGTCGTACTGGTGCATCAGCTTGGCGAGCTTGCTATTGCGGCCAATCCGGACGTGCCCAAGGCCGATCTCACGCAGGGGCTGGATCACCGCATGAACCAATTCGTGCAGGGCGATGGTCGGGTTGCTGCCGTTCTTCGGATGCAGGACGACATCGACGCCGAGGTTGCCGGTGCCGGGATCGATCTCGGGATCCGCCTGCCAGTTGATGATGGCCTTACCAGCGGTACGGATCTTGCTGTCGTAGGTCAGGGGACCGAACTTGACTCCAGCCACGCTCTCCAGCCGTTCCAGTACCTGTTTCACGTGGCGGGCAACGGCCTTGACGGCATTACTCTCGGCCTCTTCAGCCAGATAGGTAGCGAGTTCGACTAGCGTCTTCCCGTCGGTCGCGTCAACGAAGTCCTTGCCCGTGACCTCGTTGACGTCAGGGTTCTCGTTCTTGGCTTTCTTCCGGGACTTGGCCGGCGTCGTAGTAGCGGTATCGGCCTCAGTCGTCGTACCAACGAGGTCTTCCGTCGCGTTGACGTTCTCCAGTTCAGGCTTGCGGGCAAGCTGGGTCTGGGCCTCGGTGGGCACGTCGGCATTGGCGCGCTGAACCGTCCCCAGCCCGGAGAGGTTGACCGTCTCTACAGCCGACTCTACGGCCTCAGCGATCTCTTCTTCCGCCGTAGCTTTCTCCGCTTCCACCTGTTGGGCGTCGGTGCGGCGCTTGCCCGTGATGCCTGCTTCCTTTCGGGCCTGCTCGGTCTCAACGACACGGGACTGGGCCTCCTTCTTGGCAGCCTCCTCAGCCTGCGCCATGGACTTCGCGACGCGGTTGCGGACCGTGACCTTCTCGTTGACTGACCGCTCCAGTTCACTCAACCGCGCTTCAATACCCAGCCGGACCTCAGCCCGCTTGTCAGCCGTGGCCTTGGCCTTCTCCATCTCGTTCAATTCAGCGATGAGAGCGTTGTACTCACGCGTGGTGAACGGACGGTAGGGGCTGCTCTCGGGCAGCTTCATCGCAGGCGCAGCGGGGCCAACACCGTTCGCCAGAACGCGCAGTGTGCGAAGCTTCTTGTATAGTGGATCAGCCTCACCAGTAACAACAGGGGCCGCAGCATCCTCCATCTTCCGGGAGGCTTTGGTGTTGTAAGTACGGGTCTTGGCAGTCTTGTTCCCACGAGGAGGCAACTTCAGGCTGACCAAGTAGTCGTCAGTGAGTTCGCGATAGTTCTTCTCTGCCGTCAGGGGGGTGACAATTTTATCCGCCTCAAGCTTCTGCATGAGGGCGAGATAATCCAGAGGGTCACGGATGGCCGAGACCGACTGTCTGAACTCCCGCAACAGAGGGATCTCGTAGAAAGCATTCCGCGCACGGGTTTTAAGGAACGCGAGTGCTTCCTTGTAAAGCTCAGAACTTACACGAGAGCCGCCAGCTTCCTCATTAAAGCGGCGCTGTCTACGCTGCGCGTTGTATGCAGTAGTTTCAGCGACGTTGAGTTCCCGGCGGCGGTCATCCTCCTGTTGGCGGACCTTCTCCGCTGCCGCAGCATCCGCTTTCTTCTGTGCTTCCTTCTGGGTCTTACTCCGCTGGGTGGCCGACCCGACCGGGGCAGCGAGGAGTTCCGCGACGTCAGCCTGAGCCGCAGGGTCCCAGACGACGCCGTTCTTCGTCATGTCACGTAGCAGCCGGACCAGCGGGACGTCTTTCCAGTCTGTCCAGCCGTGCTTACCCTGCTTCAGCTTGAGGCGATCAACAAGCTGCTGGGTGAGGTCACGCTGGTCTTGGGGAAGGGCAGCGCGGAGCGTCTCAAGGCGTGCAGCTTCGGCTGCTCTGGCCTCACGGCGCTGTCTGGCGTTGTAGCCGGTGTTTACCGGCGCGGCCCCGGGGGCCGCGTTCGCGGCCGCGTTCGTGGCCGGCGGCGGAGGGGGCGGAGCTTCTTGGCCAGTAACCTGAACGGCATCGGTAACACCCGGTGGAGCCTCTTGTACGGGTGTAGCAGCGGAAGCAGTAGGCGGCGGACTAGCAACGGCGTCGCCAGTAGCTGGAGAAGGACCAGTAGATTCAGGGGCCGAATTCTCAGCAAGCCGCGCCGCTGCTTCCTCGGGACTCAGAACGCGGGGCATCGCGTTAGGATCGTTTCTTGGGCGGGGAATAATGACACTGCGGTCGATAAGCTCTTTCTCAATGAGCTTCGCAGTTTTCTCATCTACGCCAAGAAGTTTTTGTATCCCTGCACGCGTACCATTATTAGCGGCACGGACTTTGGCGGCTGCGTCAACAAAAACTTCCTCGGTAATCGGAGTCCCCGGTAACTGTGAGCGGTCAGTACCATCAAGCTCAGCCGCCGCAGCTTCGATGGCGTCAGGATCCTCCGTGATTACATCCGGAAGGTCTAGCTGACCGCCCGCTTCAACGCCCGGAGGAGGGGCCTTAGTAGGATCAGTAAGCAGAGTATCTGTAGATACGCCAGCCTCCGCCTCAACGTTCGCCTGAGCGGCCTTGTCCAGTTCATCAATGTCACTGCCGTACTCGCCGAGCCGCTTGGTAGCGTCCTTGATGTTTTTCTCAGCCGCGTCGTACTCATCCCGCAGGGACCCCTGATCCCGGGCAGTGAGCGTCTTGTCGGTGTCCAGCTTCTGCTTGATCTCTAGCTGGCGGCGCCGATCCCGCACGATCTCGGTGTACGTCTGGTCAATAAGTTGTTTACGTGGATTGTCCGGCGGCGCGACGTTCTGAGTGGGGGTCCCCGCTGCCGTGTTGGCCGGGGGGTTCTGCTGGCCCTGTACCTTCTCACGCAGGGCGCGAGCAAGACCCACCGTCTCGACTGCCGAACCACCGATACCGCCGAGGGTCTCCAGTGCCACGCTCTCGGGGTCGATCTCGCCGTAGGCAGCCTTCTGGCCTGCGGCTTCGCCAGCACCCTCACCAGCGACGTTGACGCCGATACCGGCGAGACCCCGGCGGGCGTCCTGCCCGACCGTACGAGCCATCATGGCTTCGTCTACAAGCTTCGTGATCTGTGCCGTGGTAGCGGCCGGGCCAAGCTGCTCCTTGGCGGCGGCGATGGCAGCGCGGCGAGGGGCACCCGCGACCCGGGCACCGCCAATCGAGAAGGCGGCATCGACTGCCGACAGCACGACAGCCTTCGTGCGCGCTTCACCAGCGGCCTTGTCAGTAAACTTCTTATCAGACAGTACAGCGGCGACGTTTTCTTCGGTGACAGGCAGGCCCCGGCGCCGGACCTCCTTGATGACGTTGCCAGAGAACTCGGCACCGGCCTCGACCGAAAGGCCCCCGATGAATCCACCAGCGAAGCCGCCACCGACAGCGCCCACCAACGCACCCGCAGGGCCAGCCACAGCACCACCAGCCAGTGCGCCCGTCTTGGCGCCTGCGTAGGCACCCATGATGGCGGGGACCATGTTGCCTGCCTGCTCGGCCGTGAAGTACCAGACGCCCTTCGGGTTCGTCAGGATCTGCTTGCCCATCTCCAGCAGCATGCCGCCCGTGGCACCCAGCTTCTGCATGCCGGTGGCCTCGGGGTCTTCGAAGACAGCCGCTTCGTCCCGGAAGGCTTCCTTGACCTCGGTAAGCTGCTTCGGCTGCGGGCGGGTCTGCTCCGCGTAGCTCGCGGCGATGTTCTTGGCCTGATCAGTGACGTCACCACCGAAGAGAACATCAGGCGACGCCTTGAGAGCACCAAGGGCCTGACGCCCACCGGACACGAGCAAGTCGCCCGTATCTTGGGCAGCCTCCTGCGGGGGTGGCTGGGCCGCAGCCCCCTGTGCCTGAGCTTCGCGGGCTTCAAGTTCCAGTTGGGCGATGCGGCCTTGGATGTAGGCGATCTTCTGACCGTCCTCCATCAACTGGGCAGTGCGAAGCAGGCGGCGGTAATCCTCGATTGAGCGCGCCATGATTATTATTCTAGTCCGCCAAGCTCAGCTTCCATGTTCGGGTCTTCAGCCACGGGAGGGGCTAGCGTCGGGGCGCTAATAGACGGGCCACCACCAATACCCCGACGTTGAATGTAATCCTCCGTAGACCCACTCTCAATCAAGAGGGGGACGTCACCTTCCGGGATCGACTGCCCAAGCTGCCGACGGATCATATTCTCCTGCTGTTCACGCTTCTTAGGGTCAGGCTCCTGTTTCGCGGCCAGAATAAGGCCATCGATATTCGGCGCAAGCTTACGCAGCCCAGCCGCCTGAACGGCGCTCAACTGGCCAGCAACCCGGAGTCGGGTAGCCTCCAGCATAGGCGCCGTTGCCTGATACCGCTCAACAAGTTGTTCGAAGCGAGCCTGAAGATCCAGCATCGCCTTGTCGTCGCCGCTCGCTTTGGCAACCTCCATCTGCTGGAGTACGTCAGCGAAGTACGGCTGGAACGTCGCCCACGGCGTGTTGATACCACGGGCAGCAACATCCCGCGCTTGGATGGCAAGCTCTTCAGCCTTGAACTTGGCCTCGCGCAGAGAATTACCCAGCTTCATCATCGCCTCACCGCCCTGCTGGCGGCGCTCGTTGAGGAGGGCATCCCGCTTGACCGTGGCTTCAGCCATGCGGTCGGCGTCCTCAGTATCGTACCCAAGGGCGCGGGCCTCGGCCGCGATGGCCTCCTTCTTCAGCGCCAACTCCTTATCCATCAGCCCCCGGATCCCGGAGACGTAGGTACCGGCCGGGTCCTTGAAGGACGATGCGAGGGCGCCGATGAACGGGCGGTTGGACGACGCGAGGTTGGCCCCCGCCTCCACGAAGAACTGCCCCTTGCTGCGCTTGCGCTCGTTCTCGATGCTGCCACGCTGGCTCTCGATGAAGTCGCGCTCTTCCTGTGAAAGCTCTCGCAGACGCTTACGGGCCGGGTTCGCTACCCGGGTCTTCTCAAGCTCGATGGGGTCGTAGGTCGGGGCGTTGTCCATGATCCGCTCGGCGCCGAGGGTCTCCATCTCCGACGGGCTAAGTTCGCGAAGGTTTATCCGGGACGAACTGCCGGAAGACACGTAATCCCCATCAGCGAAGGCGACGATGCCACCACCAGCGAACGTGTCCGGACGCTCAAGGGCAGGAGCGGGCACGGAGGCGATACCGCCTCCCAGTTTCTGCTCCAACTGGTCCTTCACCGTCGGCATCGGCCCCTGCGGCGGCTGCGGGGCCTGCATATTCTCCAGCGCCTTGACCTTCTGGTACATCGACATGAGGTACGCAAGGCTGCCGGGGACGGCCCCGGAGTCGGCCACCTTCTGTAGATAGCCCGCTGCCTGAGTGGGGTCCATGCCCCGCGTGGCTTGCTGGATCGCCAACAGGCGCGAATCAGTGACGTCGATGCCCGGCATAGTTCTATTCCTTACGGCCGCGCCTGATTGTTCTGGGTGAAGAGGCTACCAAGTCCGTACGCCGTCATGCCAGCACCCGTCACCTGATTCAGCAGACTAGGCGGGGTCTCGTAGACGTTACGCGTCTGGGCCGTGGCCGGCGTACCCCGCAGGATATCCGACATGAACATGAGTTGCTTGTACGGATAGTTGAGTTCGTCAAGGAACTGCTGGTACTTCTGCTCCAGACCGCCCTGCTCCCAGTCCTGAATCTGCTTACCGGCGGTGTTCTGCGCCGTGAGCGACCGCAGGTACTGGTCGAACTCGGTGTTGCCCTGCTGGCTGAGTGTCGAGCCGGCCTGAATGCCGGTGTTGGCACCCTGAAGGCCGAGGTTTGACCCGAACTGGAGGCTCTGAAGCCCGGCACCATAGGCATCCTGAAGCCCCTTGGCCTCGATGTCGCCCAGCCGGCTGAAGAGGTTCCGCTCCCCCTCAGCCTGTACCAGTGCGTTCCGGGTACCACCCAGCGCCCCCACGCGAGCCGCGTTGGCGCCCATCCCGGGGATCGAACGGCCGTAATCCTCGATGGCGCCCAGCTTCTGCCGGTTGACCACGTTGGCCATGTAGGGCGACATGAACGCACCGACGGCATTCGGGTTGGTCGCCATGGCGTTGTAGTTACCGCCCGCCATCAAGCCAGCGATACCGCCCTGCCCGGTGAAGTTCATCGCCGTCGGGTTGACCGCCGACGGACCGAGGCTGGCGATACCACCGAACGCCTGCTGTTGCAGCGGGTTGAACCCCGCCTGCCGTTGACCACCATAGGGCGTATACGGGTTCTGCCCCGTATCGGTCAGCGCTTCAGCTCTACCAAGGAGCGGTTTTGCATAAGGCTCCGCCCACTTGGGAATATTTGTTTGGTAGGTTTCAGTTACCGTTGACATATCTCATCCTCAAGTGGGCAAGTGGCGATCAGCACCGGAGGGCTTGCCTCGCTTGGCCTTCGCTCGCGCACTGTGAACCTTGGCGACCATCTGGCTGAGCTTCTTGGCCCCAGCAGCAGACGACCCATTACCGATCTCTGACACCGTCCGCGCATCAAGGACGTACTCGCCATCAGCGAGGCGCGCCGGCTGCTTGCCGTTGATCACGGCCGGGACCGAGTCACTCACGCCATCGCCACCACCCTGAATATACCGGCTGGCTTCAGGCAAGGCCCCGATGCCGCCGCCAGCGGCCTTCTTCGTCGGGCCACTGGTCTGGGTGAAGCCGCCGCCCGGCCGATAGGTGTAACGGAACGTATCCGCCTCCTTCTTGGCCGCTTCCTTGTCTTTCCACTCCTGCCGCTTTTCGAAGACGCTCTGCGGGCGGTCAAAAATGGACCGGGGACGCTGCGGCGTAGATGGGCTAGGAGTAGGAGCCTGCGGTGCGGGGGTCACCGGAGGCGGTGCCGGGGGCTGGTAGGGGCGCTGGGTAAGCTCCACGCCCAACTGCTGATTCAGCCGCTGACGAACCGCAGCGTTATAGGCATTGGTATACGGATCCGTCGGGTTAGTAGGGGCTGTAGCTTGGTCGTACATCAAGCGCGGGGTGTTCTCCATGTTGAGGGAACGGATGTACTGCTGGATATCACTGCCAGCTTCAGGGAGGTCGCCCAGCCCCCCAATAGGCCCGCCAGCAGCCTTGCCCGGCATGCCCGGATACTCTTCCTCCCAGCGCCCGCCGGTATACCCGGGGTTGATGAAGTAGGACTCGCCCGGCTGGCCAAAGTTAGGATTGACCTGACCCTGACTGTAATTCGTCATGTAGACAGACGGGTCGAACTTCTCGCCCGAAGCGTCCTCAGTCGTCTGCGCACCGATGGCACCGAGGGCGGGGCCGAACGCCATCGCGGCATCAGAGATACCGACCGCCCTACCCAGCGTGCCCGGGACGTAGCCCTTGGCGAGCGGGTTGGCCATCTTGGCGCCCTGAACCATGTTGCCGAAGTTGGCCTTGATGCCGGCAATACCGCCCGGACCCGCCTTCTGGGACTCTGCCCCGATGCGCAGAAGATCCTTACCTGTGAGGTCGGCAATACCACCCGACTGTGGCGCCGACACAAGAGACAGGGGCGTAGCAGTCACAGGGGTGAGAGCGGAAGATGCAGCGGGGGCTGCCGCCCCCATGCCAGCGGCGTTCACCTTAAAGCCAGCAGCGGCAGCGTCGGCCGCCGTACCACCGGTCACCTTCAGGGCCTCGGGGGCAAGAACGTTCGCCGCACCAACGTCGCCGGTAGCGGCAGCAGCCTGCCCCGCGCTTATTGGCGCCTTCGCCAGTCCCGCCAGCTTCGTCCCTATGTTCGCACCACCGAACGCGCCGAGGCCCGCCATGAGGCCGGCTTTCCAGTCCTTCTTGACGAGGCCGGTGCCCGCGCCAACGAGGCCGGCGATGGCGAGACTGGAGCCACCCGTGAGCGGGGCAAGAACCGCGCCGATGATGGTCGGGAGAATGGACTTGAAAACCTTCTTGAGTAGCGAAGCCTCAACAAGCCCAGTTTCAGGATTGATGGTGAGGGGCTTGCCGTTAGCTGCCAGCGCGAGGTAATTCAGGCCCGCGACTTCGTCGGGGGTCATGTGGACCAGCATTGTGTCGCCGTTGCGACCCTTGGCAGCTAGCTGCTTGGCGGTGAGCTTGCTATTCATAGTTCAACGCTCGTAGTAAAGGTAATGATGGCTGACGCTGAAGGGACAGCCGGGCGGGTACCCGAAGCGGCGGTGGCATTGAGAAAGACATCTGTATCTGAAGAACTCCACGCCAACTCGATATAGTCGCCTTCGTTGAGTAACAGCAGGCACTTATGCGTGAAGGGGGCTTCGACCCCGTTCCCGTTGGCGGTGATCCGGGCGCCGGAATTGGGGACCGGCTCGCCGTTCACCAGCGTCCAGACGTAGACATCGGCTGTGCCACCAGTTGTCTTAGCGATCTGGAGACTGAAGGTTACATCATACGTCCCAAGCTCGCGAACGATTATTCGCGACGTGGGGTTGCTGAGTTCAACGCCCTCGTTGGTCTGGGCCTTGCTGACGAAGCTCACCCGGTTGACGGCGCTTGCTATAGGATTCGTCTGATCGACGTTGGTACAAAAGCCGCCATGTGGTCGGGGGGCGTCGAGAAAATTTACAACTTGGTTGAAGAAAAGACGAAGAACGTTGTTAAATTGGCTGAAGAACGTGGCGCTGTACTCGTACGGGGGGTACGGCAGGGGCGGGCTGGCAGGGGCGCGGATCGTGTTCCGTGGGGCCATCAGCGTCTCCCATCCGGGCGCGTGTCAATGCGGGGCGTGCCCAACTGCCACGCCGTCCCGAGTCGGTCAGACTCGACACGCAGGGCCATCTGCCGCCCCCGGATGCGGATCGGTACCGTCCCGGTGAACTGCTCTACAGGAACCGTCGCGGAGCGCACCGTGGAAGGTGGGGTGTCGCCGTAGTAGTTGGCGCCGGCGTTCTGCCGGGCACGGAGGGTCATCAGTACCTGCGGTGCCCCGAGGGTGCCGTCGCTGCCCGTGAAGGTGACGTCAGGCAGGATCCGCCAGACGAACGCAAACTGATGCCCGTCACCAATGTCGAAGTCGGCCGACTCGATGAAGGCTTCAACCGGCTGAAGCTCAGGCAGCAGCCCGTCGTCGTTGTTGTACTCGTGGAAGACAACTTGGTTCGGGATGACGGGGGTGACGGGGGTGTAGATCGCATGACTGGCCGGCGTCGTCCCGTTTGCACCGCGCTGCCCATCAAGGCCGAAGTCGATCACCAGCGTATCGCCGGTAATACTGGTGTAGATGATCTCTTCATCACCGACTCGCACCGTGCCCGAGTGCGGGTAGGTCCGGCCATTCAGCAACTGGATCTCCGTGGCACCGGCCGTGAGCGGAGCGGCGAGGTAAGACTGGTGGACCGAGAAGGCCGCCATGGGGTACTGCCGCAGGGGGGAGTCAAGCCATGCCGTCCGAGTCATGGCCCCGTAGTACCAGACGTTCTCGGAATAGTTATAGATGATGTAGCTGTCGTTGATCAGGCTGTTGGTCGAGGGGTAGAACCACCACACCTCGTTGTAGCCTTCATTGACCCCGGCGACGATCTGACTCAACTGGCTCCGGTTGATGTTGTCAAAGACGAACTGTCGCAGCGTGCAGGGGAGGGGTTCAACCCGCCCACTGTACGTGTAGAACTTGTCCACGCCCATCCAGTAGGTCACGCCGTTGACAGTGACCGGGGAGTTGGGCGAGGCGATGGAGATCTGGTCCGCGATCATGTTCTGGGACCAGACGTACGGAGGGCCAAGGTATTGCATGGAGTACAGAGCCGCGTCCGACCACACGAGGATCTCCTGCCGAGTATCCCTCGCGCAGACAAGATACGACCCACGCGACAACAGAATCTCGCCCGACTGGTTGGTAATTTCAGGCACCCAGTCTTCGGGGTAGTCCTGATCCGACCACCGCACCAGCATCGGGTTGAAGTCCGTGCCGTCAGGGTCCACCGGGTCGTACGGGTTCGCGCCCAGCGCCATCACGAAGTTGTTCGTGTCGGACACCAGCACGTAGTTGGTCCGGACCGGGACGGCATCGACTGAGTAAGAGAAACTGTACGTACCCCCGGACCCGCCTGAAGCAACAGGAGTGAACGTGATTGTCCCGCCGTTGATCGCGGTGACCTTGGTGCCCGGGTCGAGACCAGTTCCAGTGATGACCGCCCCGACGGCAATGCGGAACGTCGTCTCGACGTCCATGGTATTGGCGCCCGCAATGAACGCCGCCGTCAGGTTGACCCCGCTCTGCTTCACCTGAGTACCAGCATACTCGCTGAGCAACACGGCCCGGTCATAGTTAGTGGTGTCCTTCTCCCAGTAATAGATCGCGCCGCCCTGCGGGTTGATGACCAGATTTTCGTTGTAGGTGTCGTGGCTCCACAGGCGCACCGAAGTGAACTCAGTCGCCACGAGATTGGCAGGATCGCCCCAGCCAAGATCCCCCCACGGAGATGCACCCCAGCCGTCGCCGATAGCGAAAGAGACAGCCGGACCGGGCGGGAGTAGGTACGTAGCAGTCACCGAGCCGCCCCCCGTCGTGGTACTGGAGGCAGCGGTAGGGACGACGATGACGTAGGTGTTCGCAGTAGGAACCGCGACTATCTCGTAGCCCTCTAGGTCATTCAGGGCGGCGGCAGTGATGCCGCCGACGGTCGTGGCGCCAGAGAAGACGACGAAGTTGCCAACTTCCTGCCCGTGGGCGGTGTCCGTGACCGTGACATTCCGTGACCCACTGGTTGTGGCAAACGGGTCCGTGAGCGAAGCAGTGGACACCACAGGTGTGATGTCTTTGTACTGCCCGCCCTTCTCGACGTAGTACTTCTGGCTAGTGCCGACCCCCAGCAGGTTTTCGCCGATGAACGACACCCAGTTGATCAGTGTCCGGGCAACGCCCTTGAAGGTGTACGTCGGACTCTGGTTGACCCAGCCGCCGATCTTGGCCGGGTAGCCAGACCGGAACCGGACCTTGTCGCACGAAGTCCAGCCGCCCTCGTTACCGTACGAGGTCGTCTCCTTGTTGATCCCGGGGCGGAACTGGAGTTTCGCGAGGGGCATGGTCAGAAGCGCCGTTCGAAGTGAGGGACATCCTTGAAAGACTTCCAGTTACCACCCCACTGGTTCTTGGGGTCGAGGCTCTCCCAGAAAGTCCCAATAGGACGTAGCACCTCGCGGTCGTAAATCAGCTTACCGTCCCTGAAGAAGTTCAGATCGATGGCAGCCCGCTTCAGGTGCATCGAGTTCATCGTCTTGGACCGACCCGTCTTGATGTAGATCTCCTGCATTTCAAGCGGGCGAAACAGTTCGCCGCCGGTAACAAAAAACCCCTGCGAGGTCGCGTAGGCAATCAGCTTGCAAACGTCCTGCATGAACATAGCCTGCTCTCTGACCCAGCCGCTCATTTCAGCGCCTCCTTGATCAGAGCTTCCTTGTTCTTGCTACCCATGCTGCTACCGAAGTAGTAGACGCAGACCTGAGTGGAAATGGTGGACAGCACGCCGAGGACGTAGATCAGGATGTCACGCCGGGAAGCATCGATGGGGCGCATGTCGAAGATCATGACGCCGAACAGGAAGAACGTGATGCCCAGCACCAGCAGGGCCAGCAGGGAGGTAATGACCTTGTTGACGTACGGGGCATGCTCCGACGTCGCGATCTTGACTTCGCGATCCCGGGCATCGGCCGTGTCCTTCATGTACAGGCCGAGTTCATCGATGACCAGCTTCGACTCCTCGTTCCGCAGGCGCAAGAGTTCCTCTTCATGCTCCATCGCGGCGATCTGGACCCGGGCCAGATCCTCCGAGGACATATCAGGCTTGAGTTCTACGCCAAGAACCTCTTCCACCTTCTGTTTGCCTTTGGCCACGACGGCGTTGGCAACGATGTTCAAGCCGTTGGCCAACAGCGGCTTCAGGATCGGCGCAAGCAGGGCAGGCAGCATGACAACTCCTTAGATGATGTAGATCTCGCCACTGGCGGGCCACGTAGTCAGCGTGGTGTTCCAATCCCAGTAAGTATACGTACCGTCGAAGGTGCCAGCGGGGGTCGTGGAAGAAGCACGGGTGTAGGTTGTGCCATTCACAGTGACCGAAGTCCACCAAGTTCCTGTCTGGTTGCCCAGTACCGCAAGCTCCGTGAGAACCGCGTTGTCGAAGTACGCGACAATGGTGCGCCCACCAGCTAGAGTCTTATTACCGGTAAACGCGCCAAAGTCGATATAGAACCCTTCGGCAACGCCCTCCGTAGACCCGGACACCCCACGGGTGAACGGTACCGAGTAGACGTCGGACTTCGAACCACCAGCCAGAACCGCATGGATGCCAGACACGATCTTTCTCCATAGCCGCTTCAGGTTAAGCCAGCGCCAGAAATTACCCATGTCGTCGTCCCTACCTTTACCAGAGTTGCGAGTCCGTACTGGGCGAGCGTCCGAGTTCCGGTCAGCGCCGTTCCGGCGAACCGCATCGTATCGCTCGTAATGGAGATAGTGATCGAAGCCCCGGAATTATTAAACACACTGACAGCACTACCGATAGGAAACGCGACGCTGGAGTTGGCCGGCACCGTGACGTTGGAACTGACACTCAGGTGCTTCCCCCGATGCACGAGGGCGAGGGTCGTCGTGCCCGTTACCTGCGGGATGTCGAGGTAGCCGGCGTCGTAGAGTGTGTTATCCCGATCAGCCAGCCGCATCGAGTGCTGAGCATTGGCGTAGAACGTACCAACGTAGTTTCCGGAAGAAGGGGTACCAGTGAAGGACTGGGAAGTAATGATGTTGGTCGAGACAGCAGCAGCTACCAGCAGCGCGCCATCGAAAGTGAGGTTGGCACTGGTGGACCAAACCCCAGAGGCGTTGAAGTACGGAACCCGGATGGCCGTACCCGACAGCGCGTTGATCAGTTCAGTGATGCTGGTGCCGTTGCAGACCAATGCCCGGCGTTCGCCGACCCGGACAGTGATACCACTTCCGGAGATGGTCTTGACGACGACTGGTTGGTTGGTGTTGTTATAGACGAAGTAGAGCTTCTTCTTGGCCGGAACGTTGAGATTCCGGGTCACGGTCAAGACACCGGTCAGTTCGATGGCGATGTTTCGGGCAGTGGCCAGCGCCCCGTCCGGGATGGACAGGGTCTGGTCGGCGTCGCTAGGGAACGCATAGACGGCGTACCCCGAGGCAGCCTCCTCAAGAAGCTGGAGGTTCGTGTTGGTGATAGACCCCCACGTGCCGGCTTTCTCGCCGTCAGCGATGAGTTCAACACCAAGACTCGCAGTCCATGTACTCGCCATTGTCGTTCCTCAGTCAGTCTTGCCACTCAGGCTCAGTGGGGACGGGAACCGCCGCCCATGCCGGGGCTACTGGGCTATGCGCATCCCCCCACGCAGTAGCCACGGGGGCGACGGGGACCCAGCCGCCGGGGGGTCCCGTATCAATAGTAGCCCAGATCTGGACAGGCAACGAGGGTAACGTTCTCACCCACGGAGTAGCACCAGTTACGTTGAGAATTGCCTGCCCGACAAGGGTAGCAGCGCCGTAGCGGACGCCCGGCAAGCGAGTACCGAACGCATCGAGAAGAGCTATACCAGTCAGGGTAGCGGCGCCGAGGGCTGTACGTCGCCCGGTAGCGGAAATGGAAGCCGTACCAGTCAGGGGGGCCGAACCAAACGTCGTCCGCCGACCATTTATAGAGAGGGTCGCTACACCAGTCAGGGTAGCAGCGCCAAAACTAACTCGTCGCCCAGTGGCAGAAATGGACGCCACGCCCATGAACGACACACTGCCGAAGGTGGTGCGCTGGCCGGTCGCGAACAGCGAAGCAGTGCCGGTGAGCGTAGCAGCACCGAACTCGGCACTACGCCCCGTCGCGGAGATAGAAGCCGTACCCGTGAGGAGAACGCTACCGAAAGTGGTGCGCTTACCGTTTACGAGTACAGATGCCGCGCCGGTGAGTGTGGCGGCGCCGGTATGCGAAGTAGCCCCGGAGTCCCAGAAAAGCGCCCGAGCGGCATCACCGGCTGGACCAGCGTCGAACCAGACTGGATCACTACCAGCCGGGATTGCGCCTAAGTTGAACGGCTCGGCCATTAAATTGCCAAAGTCATTGGACTAATTAAGTGTGTACCGGAGCCGTCCTGTTGAAGTACCACAAACTCCAGACAGCAGTCGGTCGGTAGCCCGGTAGCAGCCAGCGACCAAGGAACGCGGGTTTGCCGCTCGTAAAGCGCATGCCCTAGTACACCAAGCACGCGAAAAGCCGACACACCGATATTACCGGCAGTAGCTGTGCTAGTAGTCAGAGTGAGGGACTGAACGCTTCTAACTCCGTCAGGAGTAGAGAATGGCACAAGCCGTTGTGCGGTACGGGCATCGCCAGTACCGCCGATTGCGTAGGGCCAAACTATAGTTTGACCCGAGGTCCCCGCAGCGTTTGTATACGTAATTGTTATATTTCCGCTTGACGTACTTCCAACTGTAGTCCAGATTTCGATTGCCCAGAGTACGTCTGAGTAATTACTGGCGCCTCGCCGGACTGTCATATTACTAGTTGCCACAGAGACATCTGGGCCGGCGACGAAACTCTGGAGAGTTGTTACGTTTGCTACCAAACCCGAGGCTGAAGTCAGCCGATCTAAGACGTACATCTGAGAACCCGCATATAGGTTGTTATACGCGATTTCCGCACTAACTAAATAAGCGCCCTGTCCACCACCGGGCGTAGGGATGGGGCATATGGAGTTTGTGCTGTTGTACACAACTGCGGTTGTGCCGGGGGCGGATAAAGTAGACAGCCGTCGCAAGACCATCTGTGCTCCGGTAACGCCTAAACCTATGGAGTTATAGCTGACCGGTTCATGCAGCTTGGGTATTTTTGAAACAGCGTCTAGCACGGCATTATCCTTGAATCAGGACAGGCGTGATATTCATTAGGCCCGTAGTGGCATTCGCAGAAAACATAACAAAGCTTAAACAAGCATCATCAGGGATCGTAGCAAGCAGCGTGCGAGTCCAATCAGCGCATACTCCAGAATTAGCGGGACCGACATTAATATGGGCAAGAGGGCGGTACGCTACAAAGCCGAAGTTACCAGCAGTACCTGTCGAAGCAGACAACGTACAATTATTCAACTGGGAACAACCGCCAGTAATCGCTAACGGAAACAACCGCCCTGCTCGGTTTGCGGGCGAAGCACCACCAATACCGTTAGTGAACGTCTGTGTTTGGCCATCAGTCTCTGCGGCATTTCGGTAGTTGATCGAAAGGTTACGAGCCGTGGTACCAATGTCGGTATAAATTTCCATGGCCCAGCGAATATCAGAATAGTCGGAAGCTCCGATCCGGGCAGCCGAGACGTTGGCGCTTGAAATACGAAGGTCGATGCCAACAGTCTGAGCAGTAAGCGTTGTGGCGTTTAATCCCCCTACGTGAGCAAGGCGGTCTACCAGATACAGATGGTGACCAGTAGCAGAGGCTACCGCAGTAATGCTAGCAAGATAATGTTCAGCAGGAGCAGTCGGATTAGTAAAATTACGAAGACTCCCCTTGGTAGCTTTTGTTAAATATGCGGCACTTGTGCCGGGAGTATCGGTTCCAGCAACCATGTAAGTCGGTAGATCTTGATACAACCATAGATCCGACCAGCCGCTAGCGAGCTGGTTAGCAATAGAGCGGTATTGCATCATTGTCGCTACAGCAGCATTAGCTACCGCATTAACAAGATCATCTGGAGAAGTAATAGCCACGAATCACCTACAGGAGCTGAAGCGCGAGATCGCCAGCGACAATGCTGAAATTGTCACCAGCGGTTACGGGCACCGGGGCGGTCAAGGCCCCCTTCATCAACGCGTTACCGCCACTGAGGGCATCCCATACGCTGATATGGGAATACGTTTCGGTATTAGAAACGCCCGTCCAATCGATATCGTTGTCGTTGGTCACGATACCGCTTGCCACTGTACCCAACGTGACGGCCTTGCGGGTGGTCTCCACAGCGGGGTTGGCAGCGCCTGTTTCAGTCGGGTCGCCAATGTGTAGTTTGACGAAGACAGTCGAGACGGAGAACGAGGTACCCTTCAGGGTATTCAGCCACGCGTTCTCCAAGTAATCGGTCATTGCGGACATGGAAGTCTCCTATTACCGCGTGCGGCGGTAGGGCTGGGCACGCTTGGCAAAGATCCCACGCTCCTGCATGAGCGTGATGGATTCGGTGTACATGGTATTGATCGTCGCGACCATGTCCTGTTCACCCTTCATGAAGACATTGTACGCCTCACGAAGCGACCCATAGAGCAGGACTTGGTCAGCCTTGTCACCCAACCACGTAGTTCCGGCAGTCGCGATGGACTCCGGATACGCGAAGAAGTCCAACTGGACAGAGTAAGCCAGATCCGGCGTCGGCCCGACAATCAACGTGTTCTCGTCGAACTGCCCGTAATACTTGGGCATCGCCTCGGCAGCAGGGTCCGGATATGCCTCCCGGATGTAGGTGACGTCTTTCTCGATGAGATAACGGATGAGGCCGGTCCCTGAAGTGACGCTTAACGCAAACGGGCTGATCATGTCCGTAGGAGCCGCGAGGTAGGGACTCCCGATGGTCAGCGTACCGACCTGACTTTCCCGGGCGGCGGGGAGGTAGCCAGCGTCGTAGATCCGTTTCTCGGCCAGCCGGACGAACGTCGGGATGCTGGCTACGAAGGTAGCTTCAGCGTTCTCGGTGTAGTCGATGATGGCCTGCTGAAGCTCGGCGTAGTTCACTGTCAACCCTCATCGTGAAACATGTACCCCTTGGTGGCCGCACCGCTACCGCGCATCTTCTTGGCCACCCGCTTGTTGCGGCGGGGCAGCCAAGCGCGCGTAGGGTCGTTCACATCTGGGTCGTACAGCTTCTTGTCCATCAGATTGTACTTGTTGATCTTGTACTTGCCGTCTTTCATGTCAGTACCTTGGATTAGTCCTCAGAGGTATCAGGGCGGGGTTTCCGAAGCGCTTGACCGTCAACAACCGGATACTTGCCAACCTGCAACTGCGGATGGTCAGGCTCCCAGCATTCACTACAGACCAGAAGATTAACGTCGCGGCTATTGATGGTCAGCGGCTTCAGTGAGTTGAGTTTAAAACGAAACCCGCACCGATCACAAATGCCGAGAGCGTGTTTACCCGAGGCGAACTTGGTGGTCACGGCCGACTCACCCGTGGGACAAGGCGGAGGGCAGAGCGGTCTCGATCCTCATCTGCTGCGCGAAGCCACACGTCGTCGTAGTCGCCCTTGAGGAGCGGGGTTTTCACCTCCGCGCCGGGGATCTTCATGGACAGATAGTACGCCAGCCCAGCGACCAGCGCGGGCAACATCCGGAAAGGAATATCCTGTCCATTCATACCGTCACCGGCACTCTTCATACGCCGAAGCCGCCAGTACACGAGGGTGTACGTCGCGGAGACATCAGGCACCGGCCACAGCACCGCCCGGGGTGGTACAGGGTTCAAGTTGGCGTCCGTGGCACCAGACCGCCGGTCCACCCAGATCTGGTTAGGTCGCCCCGGTGAGTTCTTGGCGGGGATCGCCGAGTAGGTAGACATCGACATGCGGGCGAGGGGGAGATCCGACTGCCCCTGCCCCGCACCAGTCCGAATACCGAACTCGATCAGGTCTACGGTATCGACCGGAAGGTTATAGGCCGCCGTACCCGCCACCAGCGGGATGGAGCCTTCCTCAATGGTCCAAAGGTTGATCCCCCGGTTGGCCCACTCCAGCAGGAGCAGGTTCAGGGACCGCCGGGCCGTCCGGAAATCATAGCCCGAGCGAACCTCAGCGCCACAGCGCTCGTACGCTTCCTCGATGATCTCAGCGAGGTCGAGGTTGAAGTCTGCGGCGGCTGAGATTGGCTCGGCCATGACTCACTCTTAGAACTTACCCTTCGGCTTCATCTTGCTGGGGAATGCTGTCATGGCACCCGCCATCTTCTTCTTGCCCGCCTTCTTCGGCGGCATCATCGGCATCATCTTCTTCGGCTTACTCATCTTCATGTCTAGCTCCTAGCACATCTTGCCTTTGCCAATGCCCTTGCGGGCGATACCACCACCACGGACGACGCCGCCCTTGGCCCAACCCGGACCGACCACACGGGTTGGGAGTCCAGCCTTCTCGCGGGCCTTGTTGGCCGTCCGCTGTTCACGCTCGCGCCCCGGCGCACTGGGGGCGAGCTTGCCCATCCGCTCGCCCGGGGAAAGCTCCCGATAGGTCTTGGGCTTGGCCGCGTCGGGGGACTTGAGCGTCGAGACGAGGGAAGAAACCCGCGTATCCGCAGCGCCCTCCTTGGCGATCCCAGCAGGGGCGCGCTTCCGTGCCAGCGCGTTTGGCGGCGCCTTCGGCGTCGGCTTCAGGGTCTCACGGGCAGCGACGGTCACGGCCTTCTCGCTGGTATCCAGTTTCATGCGGTTAGGCGGGGTGCTGGACGGCTTCTTGTCATCAGCGCGGTCAGTGGTGTACTCCTTACCCTTCCACGTAAAGCGGCCACCAGCCCCCTGTGCCTTGCGCGCAGCGGCGAACGCCTCCTTGAAGCTCACCTCGCCACCGGCCGCGTAGCCGGCCTTCTTGTTGAGGGGCTTGAAGGGCATGTCCATCTTGCCGTGGCGAGTGTTCTGCTTGTTCACCTTCGCCTTGGTCATCGCGAACTTCTTAGGCTTTGCGGTTGCCATTACCATTTCCATTTCCATTCTGTTGGCTGAGTTGAGTAATGATCAGGTTACGAACTTCCTTGATGTCGTTACTGACCTCCTTGACCTCGCCATGGATCTCTTTTCGGCTTTCTTCGATCCTGTCAATGGCGTCGGAGATCTCGGAACGCAACGACACGACCGCACTAGACAGTTCAAGGTGGGTAACCCCCTTGTTAGCGAGGTTCTCCAGTGCGCCGAGCCTGTTTTCAAGCTTGTCTAAGCGATTGAACACGAGTGTCCTCACTAACCAGAGAATTGCGGTCCCAATAGCGAGAAGTACCCAGCCAAGAAAATCTACTACGTATTTGATCAGACCAGATTCGGCGAGCATGGACCACCATTAGAAAAAAACCGAAATTGCGAGAACGGTCCACGCCAACGGGACCACGATCCGGACCCATTTCGGCGGCAGCACAGAGTCCCACAACGGCGGGCCACTGCGCGGACCATGGTTTTTGTCGAATTTTTCTATCAGGTCAAGCAACTTGCCCCAGAACCACCCGCTGCGGTGGTCTTCCGCATGCCGGCTGATCGTCTCCACCTGACCAGCCAGAAAGATCACGTTGATGCCATAGTCCACCAAGTAGAGGAACCACCACTTGGGCTGCTTCGCGGTCCAGCCGGGTTCGAACTCCACCTCACCAAACTTGGTGAAGCCCTTCAGCCACAGCCACAAGTTGATGAAGTAATGTTTCATCAGTCGTGGATACTCACGAACGGGAACGTGAAGACGACCTTGGTGGCACCCAAGAAGGCAGTGCCTGTCGTCGCCACGTAACAGGCGAAGTAGATCCGCCGGCTATTGACATAGATCGGCGTGCCGTTGGCACCGGTCAGCCGCCCGTATGCTCCCAAGGTGAGGGGCTGGTTCGTAATAGTACCGCTGAAAATGCCGTTGTAGCGCGACGTATACGGCCCAGCAGACGCCAACGGCGGGTTCGTGACGTTGTTCAACCCGATAGCACTCGCGGACCCCTGCTGAGGAACAGGCAGGGACTGGCTATCCTCGATGATCACGAGGTTGTACGTCGGTGAGGCGCCAGATATGCCGACGCTGAAGTACACATCCACGTAGGGGATGTAGTACCCGCTGGTACTCGGCGCCTGAACAGCGACGGTCTGGTAGTCGTTGACCGCCCAACCGCTGGGCCGCACAACAGCGCCAGCGACGGTGTTGTCGATGGCCGCGTCGTAGCCGGTAGATGCAATAAGGAGCTTGCCCATTTACCAATCCTTACCCAGTCGGAAACTGACGGAGCGTATTCGGGTCGCGGGCGTAGTATTCAATTCCGATACGCAGAGACCCAGACAACGCCACGGTGCCGCTGATGAAGGGGAACACAAACGCACCGAGTATAGCAGCCGGGGCACGGTTGGCTACGCTATTGGAGGCCGAGTTGCCTACGTCAGTGGTTATTGCCCGGAACGGGTTAATCGGAGTAGTGCCCAAAGATTGCCCCGCACGGTAGTTGACAGAAAACTCACCATCCAGTTCAAGGAGCGCAAGCGTACAGAAAAACTCATCCGGTACTGAAGAGGTTATCTGGGACATGACGTCGATAGACACCCGGATGATCCGGGATGAGGCCGGCAGATAGGCGACCGGCTGGTAGACAGGGTCGCCTACATCAGTCCCGAACGCAGTATAGGGGACATCGCCGTACTGGTACAGCTTCATGCCCCCGACGTTGCGGGCCGGGCCGCCAAAGACGGTGCCAGCGATGACAGGTCCAGAATACGTAGCAAAACCCATGTTACACCACCTGATCAGGCGACAGAGCCATTCGGCTCACGCTGAACGTACTCAACAATGATGCTCACGGCGCCCGCAGTGGGGTTACCGCCCGTGGCAGTGAACGTCCCGTAGACAGCAACGTCTTGCGTACCGATGTTGTCAGTAGCCGTAACCGGCATGTTCGGGTCGATGGTAGACCGGGCGATAACTGCGGCGCCGGACGTGCCGAGCGCGGTGGCCGAGAGGTAAAGCGCTGGCGAAGCAAGCGTACCAACGGTCAAGTTGACGCCGGTAACACCGCCACCCGAAATGCCGGTGTTCCGCTCGATGTGGAAGCGGATGATCTTGGAGCCGGCTGGGAGGTTGAACAGAAGCTGCGGGGGCGGAGCAGCCGTGAGCGCGACGCCAGACATGGAAACGCTGGTGTTCTGGTTGAGCATCACCAACCCGAGATTCCGCTGGGCGCCCTCACGGACAGTGCCTATGCGGACAGGACCAGAGAAAGTTGAAAAGGCCATGTAGACTATCCTTGTGTTAAAACACTCAATTGCTAGCGGGAAGGGCTACACCCCAGAGACTCTATACACTTTGGGGCAGATCACTTCAAGAAGCCGAGGTCCCAGCCCTCAAAGTTCACCAGATTCGGCAGAATCAGCGGCATCTGCGCAGACGGCACACCGAACCACCGTAGAAGCGTCGCGTAGTACTGGTCAATCGAAACGTCAGGGATGTAACGCCCAAGATTGGTATCGACATCCCGACCAGCGCCGATAGTGTAGTCAGGCTCAATACCATAGAGACCACGAGTAATGTTCGACGGGCTGGCAATGACGAAGTGGTGCCCCGCCCACGCGTGGTCAGTGCCGTTCGTCGTGTTGGCCTTGAACGTCCGGCTGAACTCAGTCTCCGTAAAGACCGCAACGGTCTCGGAGAGCGGGGTGCCCGTGCCGTCAATCGTAAGGTCTTGGAGACAACGCCAGAAGCCCGCCAACCCAACGCTCATGGACTCCAGCAACCAGTCCATGTTGTTCCGGAGGTCGAGGTGGTTATCCCATCCGCCGATGCTGACCATGATGACCTGACGCTGCTGATCCATCTCAGCACCGGCAACACGGGTCCGACTGTAGATGGCCCGCGCCGCTGCCTGAAGCTGGGTCCGGAACGGGTTCGACCGCACCACACCGTTGCCATCAGTGACGTTCGGCATGTTGGTGATGTTGAAGTACGCGTCCTGCGCGCCGGGCAGGGGCAGCAGGTTCGTGTTCACCGCCTCCTGCGTCCGGATCGCATCAATGAAGTTGTCGCGCTGGGCATTATGGAGGTTGTTTACCGGCGAGTACGGCTGCGTGAACGGGAACGCATTCGTCGGCGCAGACGGGCTAGTCTGCGTCGTCGCGTGGTACATCTTATAAAGGCGGGTAGTAAACGAGTTAGCGTTAGTCGTACCAACCGTGTTACCCGTATTCATCTGCGTCGGCGGAATGATATTGGGGTTCGCCGCACCATACATCCACTGCTGAAGGCGCCGACCAGAAGTGCTGAACCCACTCGACTCTACCAACTGAGCCGGGTTGAACGAGGGGTCCATCAGATTCGCCGTACGGCCGAACCAGCCCGTCGTGCGAAGCTCTCGGTGACGCAGCGCCGCTTGCCAGATGTCCTGCTGAATGTTGTGCGCGAACAACTGGTCCGGGCGGATCTGATTCTGGTTGGCGAGGTACTCGGCCCGGGACGTCGGCCGGTTGAGGGTACCAACACTACGCACGATGGCCATCTGGTTGTCCTGCCAGAAGCTATAAAAGCTCTTGGCAGCAGGGCCGTGGTTCGTGCCCAGCTTGGGGTGCAGGCGCCAGTTCGGCGTGGTCCCGAGTTGGCAAGTCGGCGTCTCACCGATGCCGACACCAGACAGCGTAGTGGGGTACGTCACTGACGTAGCCGCCGGGGCCGGTGACGGCCGCCACGTGTCGTAGATGGTGCGGTTGGCCCCATCTACCGGCACAAGCATGTTGTGCGTATCAGCGCCACCAAACAGGAAGATACAAACGAGCGTCTTCGGCCCGGTAGACGTCGCCGCAGCGGCATCCATGGCGGGCTTGGCTGCTGTATATGAAGCCGGAATATCAGGCATTACATCACCCAGAATTCAGTAGTACGAATGATGA